CGGTCGGTGGAGCAGGGCGCCGCCGTGCCGGTCGTGGGCCGCAACGGAAAGGTGCGCAACACGCGGAAGGCGACGAACACGTCCGGCCGCCTGCTGCTGCTGGTGAAGTTCGAGGACGCACATCCAGCGCGCCAGCACCTCGACTGGTTCGGCGTCGCGAGTCGCACCGTCGCGCGCACCTTCAATCGCGAGATGGGCAAGGCGCTCGCGAAAGCGATTGCGTCCGCTCGCTGAATCGACTTCACGGCGGAGGTCGTGAGTGCGCCAAAGCAAGCGCGTCGCGACACCATTTGTGCATGACCTTCCGCCCTTCGATCCTCGACGGCATTGACGTCACGGTGCTGCAACAGCGCCTGCAGTCGATGCAGCTGGCCTACCTCGACATCACGTCGGGCGCGAAGGTCGAGGTCGTGTCGTACTCGCAAGCCGACGGCAGCCGCACGGTCACCTACTCGAAGGCCAACATCGCCGAGCTCACCGCCGCGATCATCGCCGTGCAAAGCCAGATCGACCGACTCTCGGGCCAGTGCGTCGGGCGCCGTGCGCCGATGCGCCCCTACTTCGGGTCGACGCGATGAGCAGCGTGCCCCTCATCGTCGACGCCCAGGGCCGCCCCTTCGGCGACTCATTGACGCGCCGCGCGCGCGCCGACGGCAGCAACGGGGTGCCAGGCCCCGACGGCAGCACGCGCTACCCCGGCCTGGGCCCGTCGTCGGCCTTCGCGTACGACGCGGCACGCATGGGCACGCAGGAATTTGGCGACTGGAACCCGTGGATCCGCTCGCCCGACTCCGAGATCAACATCAACCGCGACCGCATGGTCGCCCGCAGTCGCGACCTCGTGCGCAACAGCGGGTGGGCGTCCGGCGGCATCACGCGGATCCTCGACAACGTCGTCGGAACGCACCTGCGGCTGCACTCGGCGCCCGACTACCGCGCGCTGGCCTGGCGCTTCGGCATCAAGGCCTTCGACGCCACCTGGGCCGACGAATTCCGTCAGGCCGTCGAGGCGCTGTGGCGCGGGTTCGCTGACAACCCGGGCCGCTGGAACGATGTCTCGCGCATGCTCACGCTCGGCCAGCAGTTCCGCGTCGCGCTGCGTCACAAGCTGGTCGACGGCGATAGCCTGTTCCTGAGCTACTGGCTGCCCGATCGCACGGGCTACGGCGCTGCTGACTATGCGACCGCCTTCCAGCTCGTCGACCCCGACCGTCTCTCGAACCCGTTCCAGCAGCTCGACACGCGCTACATGCGCGGTGGCGTGGAGCTCGACGAGCGGGGCGCACCGGTCGCGTATCACATCCGCGAGGCGGAGCAGAACGACTGGTACAACGCGCTGCAGTCGATGCGCTGGGAGCGGGTTCCGCGCGAGGACGACGACGGCTGGCGCCGCGTGATCCATGACTTCGACCCCGACCGCGCCGGCCAGCACCGCGGCATCGGTGTGTTCACGCCAGTCCTCGCGCACATGAAGATGCTCGCGCGCTACTACGGCGTCGAGCTGCAGCAGGCCACGATCTCGGCCATCTTCGGCACCTTCGTCACGAGCCCGAACGATCCGGCGCTCGTGCTGGAGGCGCTGGGCGCCGGATCGGTCGACGACGCGGAGCTCTCGACCTACCAGACCATGCGCAACGGGTTCCACAAGGAACGCCCTGCGATGGTCAACGGGGTCGTCGTGCCCACGTTGTTCCCCGGCGAGAAGATCGAGACGGTCGCGAGTGCGCACCCGCACAGCAACTTCGGTGACTTCGCTCACGAAATGCTCGGCGTCTTCGCATCGGCCACGGGCATCGCGCGCGAGCAGGTTACCCAGGATTGGGCGAAGGGCAACTACTCGAGCGCGCGCGCCGCGCTGATGGAGGCCTGGAAGACGCTGACGCGTCGGCGCGCCGAGTTCGCGTCCAACACCGCGACGCCGGCGTTCGGCGTCTGGCTGCAAGAGGCGATGGAGCTCGACCAGCTGCCGATGCCGGCCGGCGCACCCGACTACGTCGAGGCCGCAGCTGCCTATTCGCGCTGCCGCTGGCTTGGCCCGGCCCGCGGCTGGGTGGACCCGACAAAGGAACCTGCAGGCTCGGTTCTCCGCATGGAGGCCGGGATCTCGACCCTCGAGCAGGAAGCCGCCGAGCAGGGCCTGGATTGGGAGGAAGTCCTCGACCAGCGCGCGATCGAGCAGGAGCGCTACAAGGCGCGCGGTGTCCCGCCGCCGAAGTGGGCCCAGATGCAGGTGCCGGACAACGCGTTCTTCTCCGACGACTCGGAGACGAAGTCTCAGGACGTCAACCAATGAGCCGACGCAACCTTCCCCACCTAGCGCAACGCCTGTTCAACGTCCCGCTCGCCATCACGCCCGGCAAGCTCGAGGTCGTCATCGCGGCGCTCGCCGATCGCTTCGGCGTGTCGCAGCTGTTCGGCGCCAATGGTCAGCCCATGGCATTCGACAGCGAGTGGTGGGACAGCCCCGACGCACGCGAGGCGCGCGTCGACAACGGCTATGACGTGATCGAGGGCGTCGCGGTGATCCCGGTGACCGGCACGCTGGTCGCGAAGCTGGGATCGATCCGCCCCTGGTCCGGCATGACCGGGTACGACAGCATCCGCGGCGCGTTGAGCATCGCGCTCGCCGACCCCGACGTGAAGGCGATCGCGTTCGACATGGAAAGCCCCGGCGGCGAAGTCTCCGGGTGCTTCGACCTGGTCGACGCGATCTACAAGGCACGCGGCGAAAAGCCGATGTGGTCGATCCTGTCGGAGAGCGCCTATTCCGCGTGCTACGCGCTCGCGAGCGCGACCGACCGAATCATCGTGCCGCGAACCGGCGGCGTGGGAAGCGTGGGCGTGATCTGCGCCTGCGTCGACTTCTCGCGCGCGATGGACAAGGCGGGCGTCCAGGTCGAGCTCATCACCTTCGGCGAGCGCAAGGCCGACGGCAGCGAGTACCGACCGCTCAGCAAGGAAGCGCGTGCGCGGTTTCAAGCGGACGTCGACATCATGGGGAATCTCTTCGTGGACACCGTGGCGCGCAACCGCGGCCTGGATCGCGCGGAGGTTCGCAACACCGAGGCCTCGACGTTCATGGGTGCCAACGGCGTCGAAATCGGATTCGCTGACGAAGTCATGGCACCGAACGACGCATTCCGCGCTCTGCTCGACGAGATCTGACCACCAACGGAGAAACACATGGCCCGACCTGCCGCCAAGACCACCCCCAAGACCGCCGGCGCCAAGCCCGGCTCGGCGATGACCTTCGCCCACCTGGCCAGCGTCAGCGCCCGCGCGTCGGACGACGATGACGACGGCGAGGGCGACGGCGATCCGAAGGACAAGAAGGACGCCAAGGCCGACGGCGATGACACGCCGGACAAGAAGGACGAGGACGACGGCAAGGGCGCCAAGGGCTCGAAGGCCGAGGGCGACAAGGACGACCCGAAGGACGACGACGCCGACAAGGACGACCCGAAGGACGACGACGCCGACAAGGACAAGGGTGCGAAGTCCGCCAAGGCCGACGATGACAGCGATCCCGACGCCGAGGACGACGACAAGGACGAAGAAATGCGCGGCAACTCCGCCGCCGCGGCCGCGCGCCAGCGTGAGCGCGCGCGCTGCGCCGCGATTTTCGGCAGCAAGCACGCCGAGGGTCGCGCGCCGCTCGCAGCGCACTTCGCGTTCAACACCACGATGTCGCGCACCGAAGCGATCGCCGCCCTGGCCGCGACGCCGAAGACCGCGCAGCCCGGCGCGCGCGCGGCGCATCCCGGCCGCTCCGACCGCAATCCGAGCGTGAGCGGCCAGGGCGCGCCGGCGCTCTCGGGCCAGAAGGCGATCGACGCGTCGTGGGCTGCGGCCCGCGAGGCGAACGAAAAGACCTACGGCCGCCGTCCCTGATCACCACCAACCCCAGCCGCGGCGTCGCCGCACGTTCCCACGCAACCTGAAGGACCATCAACATGGGCAACCCCACCGTCACGCCGCTGGTCGAGAGCTGGCACAACTTCGGCTTCGTCGTCTCCGAGCTGCCGGGCTACC